CGGATTGAACTCGACACGGAGGAAATTATGTGGATCGCAGGAGTAGCAATGGCATTCATAACAGGTAAGGGTATAAAGGACGTATGGGAGATGAAGGCGAAGCCAAAACAGGTGGAGGTGACAGACCATGCGAAATATTCAGATACCAGCGATGCTGTCTAATTATAATCAGATTGAGGACATTACAGACAGCCTGCCGCATCATCCGACGAAAGTATATAAATTGCTCGAAATTGAGAAAAAGGATACAATCGTTATCCATCACACTAAAAGCACGGCACCGCTTGTTAATCAAGCTAGATATCATGTGGATACTCATGATTGGGCTGGAATCGGCTATCATTTAATGGTCGACAACGATCGCATATATCAAACGAATGATTTACGTGCGGAATCGTACCATACGAAAGGCCACAACGACCATACCATAGGTATTTGCGTTAATGCCGACTTGTCGCAACGTTCGATTACGGATCGTGAACGTGAACTACTTGCAGTATCGATTATAACGGTCAAGAGTCTTGTTCCTACAATTAAGTCAGTCAAACCGCACAATGCCCTTGTAGCTACGGCATGCCCTTGTACAAGCGTGCCTGCCATCCTTGAATTCGTACATAAGATTGAACAGGAAGCAGCGCATGCACAATCGCCACAGAAGCGTGAGGAACTAGCGTACCGGATCGCCAACGAATTGCTGTACCTTTACAACTTGTCGAAGGGTAAAGATTCGTTCGGGAAGGAAGTCAACGAGCAGCAGAAGGTGTGGGCACAGAATCGATTGCTAACCTTGGAACCAGAAATGCGGCGGTTGGGGTTCTTGAAGTAATAATTTCAGTATATAGAAGGAGACGAGCCCCCTCGCCTCCAAGGAAATACACAAGTTCTGTATAGAGGGAGCTTGTTATGCCTTGAAGGTCGAGGGAACCTCGTCTAGACGGTTAGTAGCTCTATGAGCTGCCAGCCGTTTTCTTTTTTATCGATAACAATTTTTCTAAACATCGATTGAATCAATTGCTTCTGAGTGTCTTCCTCCAACAAACCCCAATGTTCTTTTAAGTTGATAATCATGTGGATAAGTTCCTCAGGTGGAATTTCTGGTTCATATGTTTCTTCGTGCTTCACCTTGGCTAGAATATCGTTTATCCGTTTTTCTTCTTCATCGATCAGGTCGGCATAATCGGAAGAGGATAGGTTTCCGTCACCGAGTGCAATCATCCAATTCTTTTTACGCCGGTTCGATACCTCAATTTCCTTCTGTGCGTCGATGACATCTTTTTTCTTCTGCTTCTTCTCGGCAACAGTCGTTCCTGTAATGATGACATGATCGAATACTAATTGGTTAACAATACTTTCTGCGATTGACGGTTGATTACATGTTTTGAATATATATTGGTTGTGGCATCGGTATCCCTTATATACTTTTTCTTCGCCAACCAATTTATGCTTCCGGCTGTTACCGTTAAAATTAGCTCCGCAACGTCCGCATTTCAGTATCCCGCCATAAGCGTATTCATAGCTATTATTGCTCATCTCCCCACGATTACGGCGTTCACGTATCTTTCTAGCAGCTCTGAAATCTTCTTCGCTTATGATTGCTTCGTGGTCGCCATTCTTGATTATTCGCTTATCGTCTGCCCAATGGCTAGGCTTAAAGTGGTTGTAACCGGCATAGGTTGGATTGCTGACAATCGTTTTAATTCCCTTAGCATCCCATTTACCACCTTCCTTCATGCGGCTGAACGTGTTCATATGTGCAGCTATTTTGTTTCGACCGACACCGCTCAGATACATCTGAAATACTTCACGTACAAGTTTAGCCTCGCTCTCTAGTATGACAAGCTCATGGTTGCTGTCATATGTATATCCGAGCGGAGGGCGAGACATATGTCGACCGCCTTTTTCTATCTTCTTCGTTAGTCCCTTTAGCGTCTCTTCTCGAAGGTTGTCCAAATATACCTCAGCCCAAATACCGGAGAAAAGGAGGAATGCTTTACCCATCGGGCCCTTTGTGTCGATCTCTTGGTCGCCTTGTGCGGCGATAATAAACCTCACGTCAAGCTTGTTGATAAGGTTGATAAATCCGTATAAGTCGCCTTGGTTTCTGGATAACCTATCTAACTTGTGGACAATTACCGTATCGAATTTCTTATCCTTCATATCCTTTAATAATAGTTGTATACCTGGACGCTTGAACGATCCACCAGACACGCCAGGATCGGAATAAACCTTATATAATTGCAACCCTTTACGCTCGACAAGCTGCATCAATATGTCGTGCTGGGCTTCCATAGAGAAACCTTCCTCAGCCTGTTTATCTGTAGATACACGGATGTATAGAGCCGCTTTCATGTTATCCCTCCTGTTAAAAAAGCCCCGTGTGGGGGCCTATTGGGAATTAATTATAGCATTTTGAAATAGATCAAATTCGTCGTTGGTAGTTTGTCTGACTTTTACAATCGTATCATTAGCATTATTGAGGTCTGAATAAAAATTATCAAAGTATCTTTGTTGTTTAGTCTTTTGGTAGCTATCCAAATTACTGTAAGCTGATGTTAGATATTTTAATGCAGTGTTATATCCAATCTCAATTGAAAATAGATCGCTAGTGTCCATTTTCATTTGTAGATAATAGTCATGGATTTGTTTTGAATACGTGTCGAAAATAATATCATAACTGTGGTCTGCAATTGAAATTTTGTTGAGGACTATTCCGACAAACTTAACTTGCTGGTCATTCGAAGCAATGCCATCATTTATGGCTAGTGCTGCAGTATTTGCTTGATCAGTTGCAAAAGTAAAATCAACTATTGCATTCGATATATATTGAAAATATGCGGCGCAATACGCCCATACTGAGTAACCAAAATCGCTATTGGTGATATCGACTGTTTTATTCTTCTGATCCCAAGTATAATTTATGCCTGCCTGCTTCAGAAGGTAGATAGGAATCATTGTTCGGTTATTATAGCTTATAACTGGTACGTCAGATACCTTGACTGGATCGCCATGTACCGTCAAGCGAATAATATCATTTCCCTTGTACGTTCCCCAGATACTAGCTGCGCTTACGACTCCTGCGATTAAAACAAATAAAGCTACTGTCGCCAATAATACTTTCTTCTTCATTACATTCATCCTCCATTATACCTATTTTGTATCTTTCTTTGATATTATCGGAATCTTCCTCTTGATCTTTATATTGGCAACGATTACAATGGTGGCAAATGTATTTTGGTGGCGAACTCCGAAAGGTTTTCGCTCTTTTTGTCTAATATGTACGTGAATCTACGTATTCACCCGTAGAGCAGCGTTATGACGCTTACTCTCCGTGCCATTCCCAGTCAAACAAGTCGTCTATCTTGACCTTTAGGACGTGCGCTATTCTCGCTGCCATGCCAATTCCTGTGACAGAGCGCATGCGGATGATGTCGTTTAGATGCTGAGGTGAGATGTCCAATTGATCGGCAAGCCAGACCTGTGTCTTACGTTGATTGTGTAGTATCTCTGGGATACGGCAGCGGACGGGTTTTATGTCCATTGCCTGTCCACCTTGCTAATTTTTACCTTGCATCGAACATGTGTTCTCATATATCATAGATTATACGAACAACGCGGCTGCTGTTACTACCTCTGAGGAGTGATCCGCTGGTGACTGAGAACGTAAGCAAGTTTAGTGAAGCTATTAAAGCTTTAACGGATGCTCAAAAGGATAAACTGGAAATATACATAGCCAGCATTGATAAGAAAACGAGTAGGAAGTAGCTACTCTTTTTTTATTTTCTCTAAAAACCAAAGGACATTTTCTTGTTCTGCTTCTGACAGCTTCTTAAATTCCTCAATTAATCTTATATCTCTGGACGTCAAATCATACACTCCTCCCGTTTCTTTAACGTGATCTTCCCTTTCCAATAAATAATCCACTGTACAACCGAAGTAATTAGCAATCGCCTGGAGTCGTTCATGCTTGGGCATACCTAATGAAGATTCATACCTTCTGATGGTTGATGGAGGTACATCTATTGCATCAGCAAGCATGTCTTGGGTAATTCCTCGTTCGTGTCTTAATTGTTTGAGACGATCCTTAAATGCCATATTCACCACCCCTTAATTTCCTCCTTTAGATTCTAATATATAATGTTCATAAAATAAACGTTCATAAATCGAGCAAAAAGTGTTGACATGCTTATTTTACGAGCGTATACTAAGGCTACAACGTTCACGAAATGAGCGTAAGGGAGGTGCTAAACATGAACGAGTTGAAGCCGCTTAAAGCCTTGATTAAAGCCAGAAAAGACCTCGGTCTTACTCAGGAAGAGTTTGCAAAACGAGCAAAGCTATCGCGTCCAATGTACTCCAATGTAGAAAGAGGAGCGGTTTCTCCTTCACTGCCTGTTGCATACCGAATTGCTAAGACTGCGAATAAGAGCATGGAAGAAATTTTTTTTGGTCGCAACGCTCGAAAAATGAGCGTTAAAGGTGCATAAGGTTAATTCTAACCAAACATTAGAAAGGTGGCAATGGAAATGCAACTTATCAAAGTAAACCATTCAGAAAATGGAATGACTGTAAACGGTCGCGAACTGCATGAGTTTCTGGAAATCGGTCGGGACTTTCCGACATGGTTCAAAGATAAGGTTGAAAAGTTCGGATTTATCGAGGGTGAAGACTTTTCCCCGAAAACGGGGAAAACCTCGGACGGAGGTCGACCGCGAATTGATTATGATCTATCAATCGATATGGCGAAAGAGCTATGCATGGTCGAGAACAACGAAAAAGGAAGAATGGCTCGTCGATACTTCATTGAATGTGAGAAACGGCTGAAACAAATCCAAGCAGAGCCGGATAGCTACATGATCGATGATCCAGTTAAACGGGCGCAGCGGTGGATTGTAGAAAAACAAGAACTCATTGCGGCTAAAGAAGAATTGAAGGAAAAAGATGAAGTGATAGCATTACAAGCACCGAAAGTAGCATTGTATGACACGGCAATGAGTGCAAAGAACAACTTCACGATGGAACGTGTAGCGAAAACGATTGGATACGGTCGCAACAAACTATTCGAGTTCTTACGCGAAAAGAAAATTCTACGAGACAATAATCTCCCATATGAAGAATATCGCAAGCGAGGATATTTCGATGTTCGTCAGTACAGTATCACTCATTTAACAAGTGGAATAGAAAACAAAACACAAACGCTTGTAACGCCAAAAGGAATGTCATATATCCACAAGATGCTCGTTGATAACGGGAAAATATCGTAATGGAGGTTCCATTAATGCACAAAGATGTATTGGATACAATATTTCATTACAGATTGAAAGAGTGGAAAGAAGCATCAAAGAACGGTAAAAAAATCCCTGATGCAGAGTTGATAGACACACTTCAAGTTGGATTAGTGTCCACTCAAATGGAAGCATTAGATTTTGGATCAGATGCCCGCAAATACGGAGAGATGGTCATAGAAATACAAAAGCAAAAGAAACGAGAAAATAGAATATTGGATGGATTCTTGCAGAGTCGAGGTCTTGAGTGGGACTACTTTATATATGAAATGCGCATTCTTAACAAATTGCGAGAGAAAGGTCTGATATAACCATGAACCTACCGCAACCCAGCGCAAAACGTATCGCAGAAGCCATTAACAAGCATCTGGTTCCAGCATTGCAGAAGCAGAAGAGGAGGGCGTAACCGCATGAAACCAGCACAGTTCGATATTGCTAAATTGCCAAGGGAACTGCTTGAAAAAATGCACCGAGAGATCAGCTCCAAGAAGAGTAAGAGGGGAGCGTCGGCCTAGTGAATGTACGCCATATCATGGCGCAGCTAGGCATAACACAGATGAAATTCGCCATATTCGCACTACAACAATTCAGATCAGATTACGACCGATTGCCACTTTATAAGCGAATGAAACGCACTCATTTATTCGTAACGCGGGAGCTCCCGCACATTATCAAAATTCTCATTGAGGAGGAAAAAACGCAATGAATACACGCCTTTCGACTAAAGGTTGGGACTATGAGCCAAATGTCCATTATCGCAATCCTGTACGGCACGAATGCGGCTGCGGGCGCCCAGCTCGGTACTACGTGTACGAGAATCGCCAGCCACACTGTGAAGATTGTTTCAGATCGGCTATCGACTGCACAGAAATGGTTCCGGTGAAGGTCATATGATCGTGCTAACAAAATACGAGGCTGAGCGAGACAGACACATTATCAACTCTATTGATGGTGTAACGGTTCGCTCAGTCAGCTTCTACGGGACAAGCAAGAAGATACCAAAATCATGGAATCATCGGTTGGATGAACTGGGGTTCAGATCGGCAGAGCAGTACGTGAATATCATGACCAAACGTGGATTTAGAAAGGTGGAACGAGCGTGAAAATTGGAGATCGTGTTCGATACCGTAATGAAATTGGAAGTCATATCTACCTGATTGCGAAAGAGGACGGCGAAAACTTCGGAATCAATCATCAGATACGCAGCGCAATGACGGGCAGAGTAATGAACATAATGCAGTGGTACAGACCAGATGAACTGGAAGTGATCGAATGAATGCCTGGTTTGATTTATTGGTAGACGATGACGAGGAGTGGTAGCGGTGACTTACTTAGAGTTAGCACAGCGGATGAGGCGACTAGCAAATGGAAGGCAAATCGCCATCATCCTATTGAAGAATCAGCACAGAAAGGGCGGAGGCTAACCGCCCTACGGTGGAACCTGCGGCTAAACAGGTCTACCTCTATTTTAACACAACGGGAGGTTCAAATATATGAGTTTCAAACTATATGAGCTGACAGATGCCGTCAAGTTCGTTGCAGACATGATGGAGGACGGCACAGAAGGTCTAGAGGCCATGTTGGAAGGTCTGGAAGGATCATTCTCGGATAAAGCAGAGAGCATCATTAAATTATACCGCAGCAAGGTTGCAGAAGCCGACGCAATCGATCAAGAAATCAAACGGCTACAAGGCAGAATGCAGAAGCTGAGAAAAGACGCTGATTGGCTTCATGGATATGTTGAACGGAACATGATGCTTGCTGGAATTAATGAGGTTAAATCATCGCTATTCACCATTAAGCTTGGCAAGAATCCTGCAAAAGTATCGATCACCGATCAAGCATTAGTGCCAGATAAATTCGTCCGCACAACGCTTACTATCGCTCCAGATAAGAATGCTATCAAAGATGCGTTACAAGCTGGCGAGGAAGTACCAGGCTGCGAATTAGTGCGGGATACAGTCCTGAAAGTGAGATAGGAGGTGTACTGAGATGGATGCAGTTGAAGCAATGAAACGTCTGCAGGCTCCATTTCTACCAGAAGAGATTGAATGGCGTGTAGATCGGGGCCAGAAAACAGCACAAGGTAACTTCGTATTCGTGCTAGCTTATGTAACGAATCGCGCCATAATGAACCGCCTAGACGAAGTGTTCGGTCCGTTTGGATGGAAAAACGAATACCGTGAATGGCGTGGAAACAGCCAAATATGCGGAATATCGGTCAAGGTAGACGGTGAGTGGATCACCAAATGGGACGGATCGGATGACAGCAACATGGACGCGATTAAAGGCGGTCTATCGGGAGCTATGAAGCGCACGGCGGTGCAATGGGGAATTGGACGGTACCTTTACAACCTCGATCAATCACGGCTTCCACTTATGCAGTCCGGTCAAAACTGGACAAGCGTGAAGGTAAAACAGAAAGGGCAAGACGAGTACATTACAGGATATTGGAACACACCTATCCTTCCTGCATGGGCCTTACCAGAGGGATACACACATAATTCGTCACAGCCTCAGCAGACGCATTCTGATCCTGAACCAGTGCCGCAAAAGCCACCTATGGGGAACAACACTAAGCAACAACAGACGGCTACTCCAATCACTTCTAAGCAAGTATACGGGGTTATGAATAGTATGAGTTGGTCGTTTGATGACCTCGCAAAATTCGCATCTGATTGGTTTGGAAAAGAAATCCGCAACCTGAAAAACCAAATCAAGACAACAGAAGACTGGAAGAGTCTGTACGACGCTCTTAAACATTACAAAGACCACGGTGAAATGCCTCAAAAGCCTACTACAGACCCGTATGGTCTTGTAAGTTATCACGAAATGCAAGCATAGGAGTGATGTTCATGCAAATCACCGACCTATCCAATCAACCAGCCTATGGAGTGCCGAAACCCAACTTCCCACGCAACAAGAAAACTCAGCGCCAAAGGGGAGCGATCTCCCCTAAGGTAGCTAGAGAGGTAGATGAACGTGCAGGAGGCCGCTGTGAACGTTGCGGATGGCAACCAGGTAACTATGACCCTACTGGACATAAGATGCGGTTAGAACGGGCTCATATAACGCGTAGATGGAAACTGAGCGAAACGACTGCAGATGACCTGCTGCTGTTATGTGGACCTAGTACGAACAGTAAGACGTGTCATGCGTGGGCTGACCACACATCTGAGGGAAGAGAGTATTTAAGACTATTACAACCCTCTACGTCCGCCGCTACGCTGAGCTGATTCGGTCGAAACGATGCAAACCAAATTCAAAGGAGTTGCGACGATGGAACAGATACTTATTTTTCGTAAGACTATCAACGGCGGTAAGACAGCCGGATATTACGACTTGCTAGAAGCAGAATTTGCATTCGAGTATCGAGGATTCCGATTCATGATTCACCAGTTCGGAGATCGTTGGCGCGTGTCTGATGCGCTAATTGGTGCAGGAATTGCAACCGAGTACGACCCCGATCTTGTAATCTCAAAAGCGCTGCTCATTATCATGAATAACTTTGATAAATACCTGGTCAAGTGCAAGGACGAGTTAAAAAAGAGGCGCCTCAACAACAGTAAGTGGAGATACACATACGTGTGGGGTGAAGGCGAGCGCGAAGTTAATCGAGTGATCTAACAGTAATCATTGGCCGAACGGCCTCCGATAACGACCGAATAAGCTCAGCGCCAGCGGAGGCCGATAATCCCCCAAGGATGGGATAGAGAGACGATAGACGTGTTTGACGGGTTGTTTGCGGCGTTGTACGAGGCTGGGAAAGTCATTCAGTGATAGGGAGCGTGCATGAGAATGGACGATAGAAAAATTGGTTTTATCCAAGGTGTTGCATATGCCGCGGGTCTTTGTAGACGATTCGGCAGTGACTCGGAGCAAATTCTTAAAGAGTCAGGGATAACAGAAGAAGAATTGCGGAAATACGTCGATGACTATGATTTGGAAAATCTCGGGTTAATCAAAGGCGACGATGATGATGATGATGACGCCGAGGACGATACAACATATTGAATACGGAAATACACGGGAGGATTCTCGCACATGAAGAAACTTTGTCCTTCTTGCGGTGATGAGTTTGAAGATAGTTACGGTCACGAAGAATGCGAAGGCTGCCGCGAAGAACAGGTTTACGATGACGAACAGGACTAAATAAAACATTACATCAAGGGGTAACAACACCGTTACCCCGTAGGAGGATAGGATGGACGCTAATAGATTGGCAGCATTCAACGCAATTGTCGAGGAAGTTCGCAAAGAAATCGAGGATGGTGTTTCGGGTTGGAGAGATCGCGCATTGTTATACCGTATCGACCAGCAGCAAGCCGAGATAGAACGTCTCAACAGGGCGTATGAGGTGCAACAGACGAAGCTAAAGGAAATGGGATTCGATTATCCATCGTGCTTATCTGTAGCGGCTTGGGCACAGCGCATTAAAGACGATAAAGACGAACAGAAGTCATGCACATGTGCTAAAAGTAACTGGGATAGTCTAGATTGTCCGAAGCACGGATTGGGAGTAAAAGAAGGTAAGGACGGTGAGCAGGGGTGAGAGAGTACGAAATTGGAACTAAAGTGCGGGCAAAGAAAGAATTGAAAATCTTATCGGTGGACTTTTACGACAACGAATCCGTGATCACTATTCCAGAGAGCACAGAAGGGTTTATAACCTCCTACGGGTTCTCGTCAATGTACAACTATAAGAAGATGTATGATGTTGAATTTTCAATAGATGGCAACGAGATCGAAGCTACAATTTTTGGCGATGACTTCCCAGAAGTATTGGAGGTATTGCCATGCGTGAACTAGACTGGCGCATACACGAGTATATGGGTAACGATCTGACGGGGAGTGGATGGGAATGGTTGGACGAAGATAGCAACTCCATCATTCTGCGTCTCTACGATCTTTCAGGGAATCAGATAGGATTCGAACTACAGGTCATCCCCTATTACTCCACAACATGGGAAGGTGCTGGACTGGTGATGGAGTGGCTGGACACAGAAGGAATGTCATATTCAATTAAAAATTTACCTCAAGATGGCGGGAAAATAGCGTATGTAAATTTCTGCGCACCAGTAAAGGAAGAGTCAGCCCCACTAGCCCTAGCAAAAGCCTATATCAGCGCAATGGAGGAGAGAGACAATGGAAATTAGAGAGTTAATGCTGAATCTTGCTCAGAAATCAATAGAAGCCGTTGAAGCTGGATCAGAGGAAATAATCGTTAGCAATGACATGGTTCGTGAATTGTACGAAAAAGTGCTGGAAATCAGGCTGAACCTCGAATCCGTACAGCGAGAACGGGACGAACACCGTCAAAGCGCATTGGAATGGGAGAGAAACGCCGATAGCCACGCGCGGGAAGTCGAATCCCTCCAACGCGACAAAGCAGCTTTGATAGAGGTGTTGGAGTGGTACGGGAAAAAGAATCATCTCGGCAAGTTTTGGGCTGAGGACGGACAAAAGGCAAGGGACATCCTCTCAAAGATGAAAGGAGAAACGCCATGATAGAGCTACGAACGATCGAAGAATGGCACGAGGATCATGGTGCAGTGCTGTGGTGGACATTCCCTGTCGAGGAACCTCCATATTGCGGAACGCCGCTAGATGGAGATTGGCCCGACTATCACACGCATTGGACGACATTCGAAGTTCCGACAAACCCATCATTGGAGGCAGATACCCATGAGTGAGCAGAGAAACGCAGATGAGGACAGAGAGATTATAGCGGCAGCAACAGAAGGGCCGTGGGACTTTTTTGAGAATGAAGGTAAACGCACAATTTACGATGATACCTACTTTAACCGTCACATTGCTTATATCGCATCTGGCGGCGTGGAGAACGATGAACGAGAAGAAGCAAATGCAACATTCATAGCAGAAGCACGACAAGCCCTTCCCCATTGGTTAGAGAGAGCCGTATCCGCTGAACAGAGGGTAGCGGAGTTGGAGCAAAAGATAGACGATGCAATCGATCAAATCGAATACATGAGAGATAACATCCCGAATGAATTATGGTCTTACAAAGATCATGATGAGTGGGGAGAACAAGCAGACGAAGTGGTCAAAGCCCTTAAAGGAGAGACAGAGTCATGATCAAGATGACAATGCCCAATAACGATCCTATATTTGTCGACCCAACAAGCATAAGAAGGCTGTTGACCGTTGATGTGTACACAGCCGTTCGATTTGACGCAGAGGATTATATCTATGTCACCGAATCACCCGAAACCGTAGTCCGTCTCATCACCGAGTACAAGCAGCGTCAGATGCGGTTACAGGCGGCGTATAACGCGAGATACGAATACGAGCGCGAATGGAAGTTCAAAGATGCAGAAAGCGAACTTGCCAGGTTGGAGTCCGAGGATAGAGGCGAATAGACCATAGGAGGGGTACAGGATGAAACATGTAGTGTTCAACTCCGCAGGTATAGGCAGCTGGGCGACAGGTATGAGAGTAGCTGAAAAATACGGCACCGAGAACCTGATCCAGCTTTTCACGGATACGAAGAAGCTAAACGACCAGCACCCGCACAGAGGCGAAGACGAAGACGCATATCGCTTCTTGCGGGAAAGTTCTACACTGATAGGCGGTACGTTCGAATGGGTATCAGCAGGCAAGGATATATGGCGTACATTCGAAGACAACCGTTATATGGGCAATAGCCGCATCGATCCGTGTAGCAGAGAGCTAAAGCGCGAGATGGCGCGAAAATGGATCGAGGAACGGTTTAATCCAGAAGATGTCACGTTGTATATCGGAATCGATTGGACCGAGGCGCACAGGGCTGTTAAGAACAAAGCGTTCTGGGCGCCGTATAACGTCGAATTTCCAATGATGGACGCGCCATACCTGGACAAGGAACAGATGTGCAAATGGGTGGAGTCGTTCGGTGTAAAGCGCCCGCGTCTCTATGATCTAGGCTTCGCACATAACAACTGTGGCGGATTCTGCGTGAAGGCCGGTGTCGGTCACTTCTACAACTTGCTCAAGACTATGCCAGAACGATACGCCTATCACGAGTTCAAGAAAGAAGAACTATTCGCTATCCTCGGTAAACGAGTGCCATTCCTACGGCAGACAGTACGGGGTAAGACGAAGTATCTGAGCCTAAAGGAATTCCGTGAACAGGTTGAAATGCAAGTCGAATTCGATTGGGACGACATTGGAGGTTGCGGTTGCTTCGGGGACGTGGAAGATGAAGTAGCTGCCGTCGTTTAAGGAGGGTAACCCATGATACGCAGACTAATAGCCACTATAGATGCTCATTATTGGTATATAAGGTATGGAAAAAGGAAGATAGAACCACTATGCGGCCCCCGTTTCACTGAGCGGATTCGGTCGGAACGATGGCGCTGACGCGCAAATTCAAAAACAAAGGAGCAAATACGATGAACATTCCTGCTGTAGCCTTCAAAGCTTTGAATAAAGAAAACCGCTATCTCTGTGATGGAATAGATTGCGGAGATTGGGGTGACGAGCAACTAGATACGACTGTTTTTACAGATGCACTATTTATCATCCGAAGTGACCATAAAAGACCAAGTCCGAGCGACGTTGAAAACCACATGCGTGTGTTTTTCTTCGAAAGTGGATTAAGAACACTCGAACAGATAAAGATGCTGAAAACTGATTATGAAGCTGTTGATGTAGAACTGACTCCCGAAGAGTTTGCAATCGTGTGCGAACGGAATGATTGGCCGACAGGCCATCAATCGACTGAATAATCTTAGCGTAGCGGCAGCCGTACAGGGTTGAGGGGCGATTACTCGCCCTTCTCTTCTGGGACATACTCTAGTAGATCGCAGATTGAACAGTCGAAGAACTTGCAGAGTTTCGCCAATGTGTCGTAATCAATCCGAGTGTTGGTTCCATCGTACAACCTGTAGAGTGTTCGGGTGCTTACGTCCGTTTCGGCAGACAAGCGATTGATGTTTTTTATCTTCTTTTTTGCCATCAACATCGGCAAATGAGACACAATTTTCATATTATCACCTAAAACTATAATATACAGATTCGTTTACAAGTACACACTCTAAAGCTATTTTGTACAGATGTGTATATTTTTATACCGATGTGTGTTACAATGGGTACACAACAAACACAAGTAAGGGGTGTTACAAATGAACGAAAAGAAGAAACAATTTCGCCTAGAGCTTCCAGATGAAATTAATAGAAAGGTGTTATCGGCTGCGGCTCTTTCCGGTAAGACGAAGCACGAATGGCTTATGTCGGCTGTTGTTAAACAACTTTCTGAAACGGTGGTGTAACCATGAAAGAGTACATGTACACATTCAAGTACGTTAATTCCCCGACGTTCGGCGGCCTTGGGCTGGTAGTCGATATGTTGATTAATTTGAAACGGAAGGCGGCGTAAAAAATGGCACTAGAACCTGGAAAGTTGACAGGCAAAGACGCGGATGAAATCGTACAAAAATATTTCGACTTGGGAAGAAAGTATGAAGCCGCAAAAGTAAGACACGCATATGCAGTAATTGCTTATCATGAGTTTGTAGAAAAAAACAGCTATTCAATGTCCGCAGCAGATATTGGTAAGTACCACATGGAAGAGTTTGAGTCGGGTTGTGATCTTCGAGAAGTAGAAAAAGAGTATATCGAAATATGCGATTTGATGGATCATCTAGGAATAGCAATAAGGCGGTGTAGTTATGGAAGGGTGGATCAAACTATACCGTAAAGTTCAAATAAGCCCTTTGTATAAGTCATTAAATAGCAAGCAACGGGACGTTATGATCCAGATATTGCTTATGGCCAGTCACCAAGATAACGAGTGGGAATTTAAAGGTCAGATATACCAAGTTAAGCCTGGTCAATTCGTCACATCTCTTGAATCATTGCAAGAGAAATGTGCTAAGGATGTATCCATTCAAAACATACGCACTTGTTTGTTGAAATTAGAAAAGCATCGATTTTTAACAAACGAATCAACAAACAAAAATAGGCTTATAACCGTTGTAAAATGGGACTTTTATCAGCATCCGTCAGAAAATCAACAAGCAAACCAACAAAGCTCTAACAAGCAACTAACAACTATCAATAATGATAAGAATGAAAAGAATAAAACTAATAGGCGGTTTACACCGCCAACGTTGGATGAAGTTAAATCTTATTTCAAAGAGAAAGGGACATGGATAGACCCTGAATTGTTTCATGCTCACTATGAAGCAAGTGGATGGAAGCGAAACGGGAACGTACAAATTAAGAATTGGAAATCGTGTTTAGTTACATGGGAAAACAGAAATCCACGCGGCGGATATCCGAAAGGTCCGAAACAAGAAGTTGCAAGACAGAACCTTGCAGATGATTACAGCATTGAATATGCGCCATGGGGTGAGTAGAACGTGTTATTTAACGAACAAGTAGAAGCGCACGTAATCGGAACGATGATCAGTTACGAAGGGTTCTCGGATGATGTATTCATGAATCTGGAAGAAGAGGACTTTTATTTTGAATGGGCAAGAGCAATTTACAGAACGGCAAAACCGCTTCATGACGAAAACAAACTGCATATAGGTGCATTAATGACACGTATGGAGTTGAACAATGAGATAGACGCTGTTGGTGGCAGAGAGGGACTTAATCGTGTCTTTTCACAAGCTATTAGCATTTATGCAGCAAGAGAATACATCCCTCGCGTTAAGTTTCTTTCGGCAAAACGGAAAATGATCGAGGTTGCTGAACGATTAAAGGCAGAAGCGTTAGGAACGGAGATAACGGATCTGGGAGAACTGATGACCTTAGCTAACTTAATTGTGACTGGATTCGAACATACATCGGAATCAGATTCATACACGATTCAAGAAGTATGGGGAGAAATGACAAAAGAACTTAGAAACAAAACGGAAGTAAAAGCTCCAAAGATGAATATCCCATCTCTCGACTATTTTATGAATGGGCTGCATAGACAACGATTCATCGCGATAGCGGGTAGGCCAGGAGCTGGTAAGACTGCATTAGCGCTTCAAACCGCTTACCAAGTTTCAACACAGGGTTTTGGTGTCGTTCCATACTTCTCGATGGAAATGCCTAAGATGGAACTTAGCAAACGACTAGCGTCGAATCTAAGCGGCGTTCCATTTGGGAAGGTAATCAATAATGCGACTACAGAAGAAGACAATGCAAAGATCGATAAGGCAGAAACTGATATTAAAAACTCGAAGTTAATCGTATTCGATAAGTCCGCTATGACAATTGGATATATCGAATCTCAATGCCGGAGATTAAAACGGAAGCACGGTGAACTTGGACTAATTGTAATTGATCACTTGTTGCTTATGAACAGAGAAGAACGACGAACAGAGAATACGCAAGCAGCGATAGGACGAATCACATATGCGTTTAAGAACCTAGCGAAAGAAATGGACTGCGCGATTATGCTTCTAACCCAGATGAACCGTGAAATTGAGAAGAGAAGCGATAAACGTCCATCGATGTCAGACCTTCGAGATTCAGGATCGATTGAACAAGACGCGGATATGGTTGCCTTCTTGATTAACGACGAGGAGAAAAGTGACGGACGGCTTGATCCAGTAGACTTCATCGTTACAAAAGGGAGATGGACGGGAATCAAAGATATAAAGCTAATGTTCGCAAAGCAGATACAGCGCATAAATACACCTGAATCGTTCTGTAGGAGCTAACCTATGACGTTTATTGCTGAACATTTTATCTCACTTATCGAGAAAGCAAAGGAACTAGGGAAAATATCTGAGAAGGAACATGAACGCTTGCGCTGGATACCCATCAAAACCTTAGACGATTCGGAATATGCGTTTATGGAGTTCACGGAATCTATGCGTAACACGCTGCTAGAACGCATTACAAAAGGCGCACAGTACATCGAAGAGAATGGGCCGATACCAGTAGCGGTCAAACGGTACGACAACCTATGCGAGGAATTAGAGCGCTTAGACTGGAGATGGTCAGATGCTCGACAAGATCAAACGAATTGAGCAGATCATAGACCGAGAGCCAAGCCGGTTAAGACGTGAACAGATGCGGCGGCAGCTGGAAGCAGCACAAATTCGGATAGAGGGGCTGAGACGATGAAGCCTAGCGTATTGGCGAACAAGAAAAACACGATGCACGCCATATGGGATAGTTGGGACTTCCACTTTTACGATAAATTGCGGCAGCTCGACCACATGGCGCGGCATATCATCAAGGAAATGAGAATGAACGGCGTCCCTCCGGACATGTGGCAACCTTTCCTAATGGACAAGATGGCTGACGCGGTAGAGCAATGCGCGGAGCAGGCTGAGGCAACAGAGGCGAAGAAGCGCGGGCAGAAGAAGAAACAGGAACCGTCTAGCCTAGAGGCGATAAGACGGAGAAAGCGAGCGAATTAGCATGGGAATCCTACATGACCTCGTGTACGTAGTCAAAATCGGCAGCTGGCCGTACAAGGAACACCGTAATTTTTCAGACGCTGAACGGTTAGTGCTCAGACTTTCGGGAGTTGTGAGCAAGGTTCGGATAGAGGCTGAGAGGAGGGAACGAGAGTGCTAGCACCTATTATATGCACCAAGTGTGGGAAAGAAACGCCACGAAGGAAAGGGGCTAATACGCAGAAGTATTGTCCGGAGTGCTCAGAGATTAGAGATTTAGAAAGAAAGAGACAATGGGCTAGAGATAATTATGATCCAAGTAAAGCACCATCCGAAGAAGCACGGAACATAAAGCGCAGAGCAGACAAGGACAACGGTAAAGCGCTGAACGAATCGGAAAGAAGATCAATCATGTGGACGTTTGAGACAGACAAAGAAATCGAAGGTATCGACAGGATGGTTAGAATTTCCGTACCATTCACTTATCACATTTCTAAAAATGCAATGTGGAGTACAACAAGAAAAGGACACGTCTTTCTAAGAGAAGATCATAAGACAATTAGAGATTTAATCGGATATAGACTTAAACAAGCAATAGGCGAGCAGCGGTTTTACGAGGATAAAATATGGTTGGACATTTTTGTGCAGAAGCCTGACGCACGTGGTGATGCTTTGAACGTAATAGATGCTGTATCAGATGCAATAAAAGGAGTTCTAGGTGTTGATGATCGTTGGTACAGCGTTAAGCGCCTTGATTGGCAGATTGTAAAAGATGACCCGCAAATATACATTGGAATATCTCAAAAGTCAGACGGTGATAAACGAATATGCTCATACTGCGGACGTATCCTAACGCTAGACATGTTTTGGAAAGACAAGTCTAATCGAATGGGTGTTGGTAGAGAATGCAAAGAATGCAAGACTGCAAAGGGAAGAAAGAAAAAATAATGCTGGAGGTGATCACCGATGGAGCCGAATCCGCTTGACGAACTATACGCAATAGCAAAGGAAAGAGCAACTGGAAAGTACAAAACTATCACAGCCGCCTATGTGGTTCAGATGATAGACATGCACAGGGCACGTGAGAAGGCCGTAAAGACACCATACAGCGATTCAAAATGCTAGGGAGTATATTTGCTAGGGTAACTAGTGAAAGTGTCTGAAAATCTATTCTAGGAGGCGTAGAGAATGATAGGTGATGTGGTGAAGTTAAAACGGTTGGCTCGTCGCATGTCGCAGAGTGCTCTGGCGAAGCAATCAGGACTAAACGCGAACTACATTTCGCAGTTGGAAAAAGGTGCATCCGTCATGGGTGGGAGAGCTAGAATCGCGCTCGAAAAAGTCCTTGGAGAATTGGAGTGATAACCATGTATGGTCAACAGGTCAAAGAAAAGCGGAAAGAAATGCGACTAACACAAGACGAATTTGCAAAACTGTGTAGATTGAGCACGGCAACCATTTGCAATATCGAAAAGGGACGGAATGAGGCGACATTTCAAACTCGGCAGATGATCGACAACGTATTGTACCCGAATCATACGGAGAAACGACCATACGGAATACGGCTGAACATCAAGCGCAGGGAAAACGGATATACACTGGCGGAGCTCGCAGAAAAGGTAAAGTCGTACGCGACCATGTTGTCAGCCATTGAGCATGGCAAGGCACGGCCCAGCATAGCGTTGCATCAACGTTTGAGAGAAATACTAGGGGAGATATAGGATGAGTATGCATCTGGAAAATATCATTTTTGGAATTTTGGTAGTAATATCCGTATTCATGATGTTATTAAATTTTCGCATGCAAGGTGAAATAAACGGCCTTCGAGCGATTATAAATTCACTCCAATCTAGGATATATGTGAATATTTCAGATATTGATCTAAACAACAAAATATTGATTAAACACGATCTTAGGTTGAATCAAATCGAGAAGCAAATTAATAAGTCAGAATAGCGTGAATCTTGCGAATAATACGTGAATTAACGTACGAATTATGGTATAATAAACCTATCGGAAAACGTATAAAATCGGCGTAAAAACAGGAGGAATAACGGTGGATCAAACGGCTAAAGATCAGGTGTTGCAGGAGATTGCAGCACTCGAACAACAGGTGACAAACTTCGGAAACGAATTGGCAACAATCACGGCAAGTGAGAGCTTCAACCCAGCGCAGTACAGCGCAATCCAGCAGGAGTTGGACACGGCAAAAAGCAAGTTGGAGGCTAAACGTACGGAGCTGGCGACACTTGAAGACGTTGGTCAAGCAGCTCAGGAAGAGGTATCAGCTTTGCTCGAAGCTATCGATATTGGCAACAATGAAACAATGCCAATGCGTGCATGGATGAACGAGGACGCATATCAGGTATCGTACATCGCGATTCAAAAGCTATTTGCTGAACAGGCACAACGTCACGCGCAGATTGTTTCAGCTCTGAAAGCGTCACACGATTCAGAGAATGCTTCCTTGCGAGAAGAGGCTCAAAGCTTGCGTAATGAGTTGTTCCAAGCAAAGGATACAATCGCCGATTTGACGGCAAAGCACGAAGCCGCTGCGAACCTACTGGAAGAAGAGAAAGAAGAAAAGTTACGGCTGAAAGCAGATAACGAAAACCTGCGAAACCAGCTTGAAAATATTGCGAAGCCTAAAGATACGAACGTTAACTATGATGCTGCAGAGGCACAAGAACGCCTGAGAGCTAGTCGTATCCCGATTTACGATGTAAAACCATTGGACAACCTTGGTAAAAGGTTCTCGGCAAAGTTGGTCGAGACAGGCGAACCAATCGAGTTTGGCTATCTCGAAAAAGGCAAGTATCGGGAGGTCACCGATGAAGAGGCCAGCCGATTTCGCGCCGAGCAAGCAGCAAGCGAAAACGAACCTGTTCAGCCGAGCGAAACAAACGCTATACCGGATAGCACATTGGGCGACAGCAGCGTACTAGAACCGCCCACGATTGATTTTCCCACGGCGGTACTTGGAGAACTACCAACCGAATCCGTACCTGGAACGATACTATTATCGCCAGAAGAAATCACAAGCAGACTCCTTGCGCTCGAAGCAAGAGTGGATCAAATCGTTGGAGTTGGAGTAGTGGTATAATATATCCAACCAATGTAATGGGAGGATTTAAGAATGGATATTTTATCGGGATATCGAGTGAAAGAGATCATTCATCAGGAGTCGGAGAATAAGGACTTGGATGATATGATCAGGTATCTTTTGACTATACTTAAAGATCGAAACATCCCAGAACATTCAAAAGTTGACGTTCGCAAGCAATTCGAAGAGTGCATGAGAATTAAACAAATCACTATGAAACCTCCCACATTCGTGTTGGAGAAGGAATGATTAGAGAGAGGGGCCGTGAGGCTCCTTTCGCATATGAGGGGTGAAACGATTGGCAGATTACAGTAAGCTCTTTAATCATGAAGATATCGGGAAGTCAATGCGGGAAAGACTAGAAAAAGAGCACAGATGGTGGATGAAATATATGCAGGATAATCTGCCGAAAATAGAATCATCTACAGGGAGTGAAAACCATGCACAAAGACCAGATAACCGAAGCACTTAAAAAATATCGTTCCTACCGTTACGCGGTTAACCAGTACGAGCGGCACAGACCACATCCACAGGCAGGCGTAGCCAATTACGACGCAATGCCGAGCGGATCGGGAGCGCCAGAACTATTCTTCGCTCCTAACGCTCGTATGGGCGATATGGGGCACACTAGCTTTCAGGATAGGTTAGACTATAGCGCGTACAAGACGTTCATTAGCGAGGTAGACGGAGCGTTAGACACGCTGACTGATGACGAACAAAGCGTACTGCGGCTAAAGTGGATGGAAGGCGTGGAGCTGCGGAAGATTGCAGAACGGAAAGGATGCAGCGTAAACACGATCACGTCCACACACAAACGGGCGTTGAACAAAATGGCGGTATGCTTCCGATTCTTAGAAGTGCCGCAGATCGAACACATTCCAACAAGGCCAGGTAGTGAACACATGCACCATCGTGAACACCGTATGCGAGTGGATATTTTGTGATTAATTTGTGATTCAAGTGTGATTGACACATGCTAAAGTTAGTACATGGAAGCCGCAACAGATCAGCGATGGCTGTCTGCGCAGTCGCCGGTTATGCGGCTTCTAACCAATTCGGATAATGCCCGATGACTCGCAATAGCGTAGGGCGACGAAACCTCATTCCGAGGTTAGCGCATTGCTGGTACGCGCATCGTATAAATTACCAGATATATTTATTTTATCGCGGTGGCGGAAGAGAGACGTAAGCGTAAGCTTGGGTAGTACCTGAAAAGGCAAGCGCAAAGGCCGGAAACGGTAGTTCATACTTGAGGGTTTAAACTCCCTGACTATCCATTCACGGGAGAATGGCCCGTGACCGCGTAATTAAGGTGACACGCGCATAAGCGCTTCACATAAAATCACTCAGCACGCGGCGAGCGCTAACGAGCGTCCATATGACGATCGATCCCATGTGTGCATTGAGGCGACGTAGTACATTGTCCAATACAGTAAGTTCTGCACAGAGTCGTACCTTCGGGTACGGCTCTTTTGCGTATGGAGGTAAGACAATGAAACAGGAACATCAAGCATACCTCATAAAGATCGCCAGTGTACTGCAAGCACATGCTGATGATGGCTGCATGCTAGAGGTAACACCAGAGTTGTGCAGCGCATGGGCACAGTCACTTGTTGCGATTGTAGAGGATAGCAGACCGAAGATAATATTGCCAACGTAGGGGGGGTGGATGATATGGCATTGACGGCCAAACAACAACGATTTGTCGATGAATACCTGATTGACCTCAATGCTACGCAGGCGGCAATTAGGGCAGGATACAGCGAAAGCACGGCAAGGGCTATAGGTCATGAAAACTTGACTAAACCTGACATAGCTGCAGAAATTGAAAAAAGGCAATCATTGCTTCAAGAAAAGACAGAAATGACGCAGGAATGGGTACTGAATAAATACAAGGAATTGATTGAAACAGCAGAAGCTCCCGTTGTTAGAGCTGCGCTTGCTGATGTAGGTAAGCACCTGGGCATGTTCAAGGATAAGTTGGAATTGTCCGGTACATTGTCAGTTGAATCGCTATTGGAGAAACTATCATGAGTACCAAAGCGCTAGAGAACCTGAAACGGCTACGAGACGACTTCACATTCTACGCTCCGCGAATGTTGAAGATACGGACCAAGGACGGAAGACTAGTCAACTTCTCACTGAACACCATGCAGTACAAGATAGACGCAACCATTGAGCAATTGAAGGCAGAGGGCAAGCCGGTTCGTATCATCATCCTAAAGTATCGGCAGGGTGGAGCGTCAACGTACACAGAGGGACGCATATTCCACTCGACCAGCATGACGAAGCTGACGAACAGTCTCATCGTTGCGCATGAAGACGACGCATCGACCAACTTGTTCAACATGTCGAAGCTATTCTATGACGAGCTTCCGACCGAGCTTAAGCCAATGAAGAAAGCCAGCAATGCCAAGGAAGTGCTATTCGAGAACCCGACGCTTGATCCGGAAGAGAAACGCAACAGTCCAGGACTACGATCTCGCATAAAGATAGCAACAGCCAACAACCTCGGTGCAGGACGTTCGGCAACGATTCACAATTTGCATGCGTCGGAGGTTGCTTTCTGGCGAGACGGCAAAACGATTATGCTCGGTCTCATGCAAGCGGTGCCGAATACACCGAACACAATGGTCATACTCGAATCAACAGCGAACGGCGTAGGGGGATACTTCTACGAGGAATGGGAGCGTGCGAAGAAAGGGGAATCCGACTTCGTAGCGCTCTTTTTTGCGTGGTTCGAGGAACCGGCATACGAGATGGACGTACCCGACGGATTCACGCCGACAGAAGAAGAACGCGAGCTAATGAAGAAGTATCCGCAGATCACGCACAGGAAGCTTGTATGGCGTCGCTGGTGTATCAAGAACAACTGCGGCGGCGATCCTGAGACATTCAAACAGGAGTACCCTTCTGACGATGAGGAAGCTTTCCTTGTATCCGGTCGTCCTCGCTTTGATCGTGAGGCACTGAGCGAGTACAAGAACAAGTGTGTTGCCGGTACGGTCGGAGAGTTGGACAACGGTTTCCATGTCAATCCTGACGGATTCCTAGAGGTGTGGGAACGTCCTAAGCGTGGCAAAGACTACTACATTGGAGCAGACGTTGCCAAGGGCCTTGAAACGGGCGACTACAGCTGCGGCGTGGTCATGGATGCTGACTACAACATAGCGGCCATGTGGCATGGGCATATCGATCCTGACCTATTCGCATATGAGTTAGAGAAACTGGGTAACTGGTACGGCGAGGCTATGATAGCGGTCGAGGAAAACAACCACGGCCTGACGGTCATTAACAAGCTGAAAGAGACCTACTGGAACCTATACAAGCGCACAACGCTAAACAAGGCTACTGACGAGGTGAAGGAAGAACTCGGCTGGTGGTCGTCAGAAAAGAGCAAGCAGTTGGCAATCAATCATCTGGCTTCGCTGGTACGTGGAAGAAAACTCGGATTAAAGAGCAGCAAAGTTCTATCCGAGATGCGCACGTACGTTATCGAAGCAAATGGAGCTACCAACGCACAGCCTGGCTCACACGACGATACGGTTATGGCCTGCGCGATAGCCGCTAAGGTTGTCGAACAGCATGGAGGTAGCTTTGACATGCAGATCGTTGACACGCAAACCCCACTACCGCAGACAAGCGGCAAGTTCGTGCTGCAGGATGGCGCATACGTGCCGAAAGGTCTAGCGCGTCATGATGACGATGAGGACGGCGATTGGTACAAAAGCGCAGGGTGGTGAACATATGTGGATGATAGTTGTAATGTTTATCGTGCTTTTATATGCAATTTATAAACTCGTAAAGGGTGGTAGAAATGAAATGTGAGAAGTGCGGACAATCGTTCGATTTTGAAGACTACTTTTTGCACTATCGAGTTAGGCATGAGAAGACCCCGTTTGTAAATATTGAGTTAAGAACGGAATATTACGAAAAGTATCCCGATCACAAATACCATAGAGACGAATGGATTCAATTTTTTAAAAATCATGCATTTCATGATAAACCGCAGCGGATAGCATTAATGGAGACAATGGAAGAAAATGAATTCCGTTCCTTCATCGATAAATTTTTAGAAGGCATTGAGAGGGGATCTTACAGTGATTGAAGCATTCACAAGTATCCTAATCGTGCTAATCATCGGATCAGGAGCCTACTACGCGGCTCTACAATTCGTCCAGCTACGGCATAACCGTGACACGCTGGCAGACGAGTACAAACGTGCAGAGGGCCATATACGCGACCTAGAAGACCGCGTGATGATGCTAGAAGCACAGATGGAGAGCAACAGGCCAATGCCTAGAGCGTCGGGAGATGACAAAGGATGGGGCACGTTCGAACCAAGGAGGTGAGTAGATGCCAACGGATATTATGGACAAGACAGACCGCGAGACAGGAGAAGCACCCCAGACAGGCGAGGAACGTGACTTAGCCCTACGGGTGCAGCAGATGTTCCGTGAGGCGTGGGATGCGAAGCAGCAGCTTAATTTGCCGCAGATATGGCGTATGTGCGATGACTACAAGCACAATCGCCAGAACCCGAAGCAGTCAGAGGAACACCCTGGCAGCGTCACGAACGTCATTCACCGTATCATTGAGTCGCAGATAGCCGACTTGATTGATAAGCCATACAGCAGCAGCGCCGAGGGGTGGGAGCCATCAGACGATATGTTCGCTGAGCAGGCGCAGAACCTCGTTGACTACGTGCTATACCGCAATAAGCTGAAAGCCAAAATCAACGACAGCGAGCACGATCGGCTGGAACTTGGCACAACGATTGTCAAAGTGTGGTTCGATCATGACGAGGACGATGGAAAGGGCCTGCCGAAGTTCGAGATTGTCAGCCCTGCAAACTTCTTCGATGATCCGAAGGTGACACGGGCGCATGAGTTACAGCAAAGCGAGTTTATCATTCACGCTGTGCCTAAACCGCTGTCATTCTTCCGCAAAAAGTGGCCTAAAGGTAAGTTTGTCAGGCGCGAGGTATCAGTCCCTTACGATCCGGATCAGACATTCACGGACGCGGAAGCCGATGAAGTACATGTTGATACATCCCAAAAAGCTCTCCTTCTCGAATGCTACATGCGTGACGAGGACGGGGAGCTTTACTGTTTGCACGTAGCCAATGACATATTGCTCGAAGACAGCAGGAAGACGCTGAAAGGGAAGAAACTGCAGCGGCGTAACCTTTACCCGTTCGTGAAGATCAATTGCTACCTCCGCAGGGGCACGTCATGGGGCATGGGAGACGTTGAACTACTTATCCCTACCCAAGACCTTATAAACGAATTGGACGATCAGATTCGCATCAATGCGCGACTAATGGGTAATCCGCAGATTGTTGTTGGCATGGGAGCTGGCAAGGGATTCGATTTCCGCAAATGGACAAGCAAGCCTGGGCTTCGCATTCCGATGCGTGACCACAATTCATTCCATGTTGTGCAGGGCACGCCTGTTAGCCCGGATGTACCTGTACGTCGCGAGAAGGCATTCCAAGAGGCTGATTTGATCGCGGGCACGCCTGACGTCAACCGTGGTGAACAGCCTGGAGCAGTCACGGCAGCAGCGGCTATCATGGCGCTCCAACAGGCAGGGCAAAAGACAGTCGTACACAAAAACGAAATGTTCAAAGCCGGTTGGGAAGACGTTCTGAACCTCCTGTTCGATGAGATCATGGAGAATTGGGATTCGGAAATGTGGATTCGGATTGCCGGCGATAAACCAGACTTTAAATTCATCAACCCTACTGACTTTCGACGACTTCCAATGATGGTCCCTAATGCAATGTACGGACAGGAAGGATTCGATGACGAGGAACCGATTAAGCAGCTGAAGGACGAGAACGGCGAGGGAATGACAAGGGAGGCGCGTTACGACTTCAAGTTGAACCTTGGTAACGGATTCCCGAATGACCGAGCGTTTATGCTGCAGATGATGACGGATTTCGCGAAGCTCACATTTCCGGATGGACCAGCAATCACGCGCAACGAAATGCGTCGGTTCATGCGTGAACAAGTAGGCATGGACTTGGATGACGAGAACGACCAGAGCATGCAACCGCCGCAGATGGCAGAAGGCATGCCGCCACCTATGGGCGCTGTGCCGCCAGGTTCTGCTCCAATGCCACAGCCAGCGCCACAGATACCGCCTGAGTTGATAGCGGCATTGCAGGGGGGTGTTATGTAATGGGAGACGTTAAGCGAATCTATCCAGAGTCGAAAACAGGATTGATCAACTATATCGAAGAGAACTTTCATGATATTGATCAATACGTCGTTACTTTCTCGCTTAAAGATGGGACGACAATGACCGTATATGATGCATACACGTACATGGAAGCGCTAGGAATGGCAGAAATAACGCGAGATTGCATAAACGAGGATAGCCATAATGGATGTTTCACACCAAAGCAGAGGAGGAACGGCAATGGCTAGGTATATCACCGACTCAGAAGCCCGATACCTCATGCACGCGGTTGGTAACGATCCATTGATTGCATCATATCTGCAAAATCAAGTGCAGTCCGGTCAGCGGTTCGACCGACAGGCGGCTAATCTATTGGTGTGTGAACGCTGCGAGAAGGCGGCTCTTGCTCACCAACAAGGCTATGTGTGCCCATCGTGCGGGTACCGTTCAGAAACGCGGAGCCGGCACAAAGTGCGTGACCATATCAAAGCAGGAATGTTTCGATAGAAAGGGGGTGATAGCATGGCAACGACAGGAAAAGTAGTCGGTCCTGGTGGTACGTCGAAATCAGCGAAGGCAACGGGATGTTACAGCACCGGCCCGCGTGGTGTGGCAGGAAGTAACACGTCCACAACGACGAGTAAAGGGTACGAGAACGGTCGTATGCAAGGAATGCGCAGCAGCTACCGCGAGAGCGGCAGAGCAAACAACAGCAAAGCGTAAAACGAAGGGCTATCGCAGAGCAGCGATAGCCCTTTTCATATACGCGTTCGGCGTGACAGTCGGAATAGACGACATGGGCGTGACAATCTAGAGTGGGATGCCACCACTTAAACGGAGGTTACCAGCATGGCTGATGAAACAATGACACTGGCGCAATATCGCCAGCAGAAAGAAACGGGCGTTAACCCTGACGATAGCACAGGGGCTGCGGATGCCGCGCAGCAACAGGAGGTCGAGTATGAAACGGATGCACAAGAAGAAGCAGACGTATACGAACCTTCCGAACCGCAGGAGACGATAGAGGATGGCGAAATAAGCGACGATAACGACGCTGACGAGCCAATACCGCAGGAACAGAAAAACGCCTTCTACAAGCGCGTACAGCGCGAGAGAAAGAAGGCTGAACAAGAAGCCGAAGCACGCTTGAAAGCTGAGTACGAAAGTCAGCTAAACCCGTACAAGACTTTTTTTGATTCGCTCGGTATCACACCGGATCAGGCCATGCAACAAATGGAAGCTAACCGGATACGCCAAGAGGCTGAACAACTGGCCTATACGAACGGTTGGAGCGAACAAGAAACGCAGATGTATATGCGTCAGCAACAACTTGAAAAGCAGCAGCTCGATAATAGCGTAGCCCTCCGAGTTTACGAACTCGCGGACACGCCAGATTATCCAGGAATTAAGTCCATGAAAGGCGCAATCACAGAGTTTATCCGCTCTAATCCTCGTGCAAACGTGGAACAAGCTTATTGGGCTGTAGGTGGATCGGCACTAGCTCAGCAATTGAAGCGCGAAGCCGAACAACGGGAGATCGCGAAGCGATCACAAACGAAGCGTACAGTCATTTCCGACGCTCCACAAAGCATGCAAGGACCTGCACCGCTACCGCCTGAAGCTGTCCAGTTTATGCGACAGACAGGCATGAGCGAGGCACAGGTACGATCCATGCTGTCGGATGACAAACCAAAGAATCTATCAGAATGGCGCAAAGCCAGACAAGGGAGGAAGTAACACATGGCAAGATACATTCGCAACGTTAGCGGATACAACCAGCCAATCGCCAAACGCTGGCGCGTAGACGTAAGCCAGACCATTTCCGAGGGCGATATCGTTCAGATCGATGCTACTAGCCGCTGGATTGAAGCAGCTGCTGCAGCATCTACGACGCTTGTAGGTATTGCATGCCAATCCATCACAACGGGAGCATCAGTCACGGCAGACGATGCAATCGACGTTATTCCACTAACGGGCATCGTGGTTCGCATGGATTATACTGGATCGTCTAAAACTTCACTGGCTGACACAGACCTCGTGACAACGCTGTTTGACATCGACAATGGCACGACGATTGATTTGGACGATACAACGGGCGGTATGTGCTCGGTAGTAGCATACGACAACGACAATGACACGGCTGACGTGATCTTCGCTGCGGCGAATATCGCAATTATCGGCTAAGGGGGTAAACGACAATGGCAATGAATACAGGACAATTCCAGAATCTCTATACACGTCGCATTGACGAGGCATTCTTCGAAGGTTGGGACGAAGAACCGGAACAATGGAGCCGCATCTATAACACCGAAACGGCGAAGACGAATAACCGCACGACGCAGATCATTGCAGGAATGGGTGCGTGGGAAGTATCGACGGAGAACGGCAACCCGAACGAGCAGCGCTACCTGTTAGGTCCGTTGGTGTTCACGCAAGGGCAGATTTTCAAATCTGAGGTTACCATGTCGCGTGAACAGATCAAAGATGAGCTGTACGACGAGGTAGCTAACATGTCCAAGGACGCAGGCCACGCTGGACGTGAGGCTGTAGAAGACTTGGCTGCGCAATACCTCGAAGAAATGTACACGAACACGCTAGGTTCTGGCTATGACGGAAAAGCGACGTTTGCCAATGATCACCCGAACTACGGAGATGACGGCGGCACGCAGGATAACCTTGCTTCTGGTGCGCTGACGGATGCGAACCTTAAATCGGCAATCATCCTGTTCCGTAAGCAACGCGACGAAGGCGGCAAAAAGATTTCTAGTCGCGTGAACAAACTGGTTATACCGCAGGCGCTGCAGTTTACAGCGGCAACGATCCTGCAATCGTCGCTCGTTTCCGGTTCGGCCAACAACGACAAGAACGTTCTGCCTAATATGGAGCTTGTTGTCAATGACTTCTGGGACGCATACACGGAGACGCGCTGGTTTATCATGGGGCCGCGCCACAAGCTGAATATGATCTGGTGGGATCAACCGGAATTCTCGAAATACCCGATCATGAACAAAAATGGTTCGCAGTCATGGCTGGGTTACATGCGTCTGAATCCTAAAGCGGAAAACTGGCGCCATCTTGTGGGTAGCGCAGGCTAAGGAGGGATAGCATATGCCAGGGGTAAACTTTACTAACGCGCAAGGTACTGGCGTTGTAACGGCTGATGGATTCGTCACGGTGTCAGGTGTAACTGCACCAGATGCAGTTGTTAGTACGACGATTACGTTCGATCCTCCCTCGCTCACGACAGGGGCTTTTGCTGTGTCGTCTGGCATTACCGTTACAGGTGCAGCACTTGGCGATAAAGTCGATCTGTACCCGCCTTATGATATGCAAGGAATTATGTATCAAGGCGCTGTGAGTGCAGCAAATACGATCAAAATATCGCTGACCAGCTGCAGCGGATCAACCGTTGACCTCGCCTCTGGCACATGGGGCGTTGTAGTCTGGAGGCGTTAAGTATGGAACCTGTTAAGTGGGATGTGGGAACGCGTGACGGCGCTCCTGTCGGTAAGAAACTGGACAATCCAGGAACGTACAAAACGTTCTCTAGACTGCCGATTGACGAGCAGGAAAAAATATTTAACGCCATGCGTGCTGAGCTATTGGTAGCTGGTCGCATGGAATCCAAGTAGGAGGGGCGAAAGCCCCTCTTTTTCTGTATAGGAGGGCTTAGAGTGGATCACTTCCAAGGCAATACAGCACGCGAGAGATACGACAACGACTTGCTAAACGAACTTCGTCAAATTCGACAACTGCTCCAACGCAATGCGCAAGCGTTAGAGCAAGACGAAACACCTATTAACCGCCGAGGCCGGCAGAAACGGAGTGTTTAACAATGAGCAATCTTCGCACAGACACAGGCTATCAGGGAGCCGTAGCGGTCACGCCTAGCGATACGGTAGCAATATCCCACCCAACAGGTCAAGCATTTACCAAGGGGCTTTATATCGGCGTTACAGGAGACGTAGTGGCACTCATGGCTGATGGTGACACGGTAACATTTAAGGCGGTTCCGGTCGGTGTATTGCCAGTATCGGTAGTACGGGTTAACACAACGTCAACAACAGCAACAAACATTTTGGCACTTTACTAATAGGAGGGGATCGAAATGGTTTCCCCGATGAGTCGTGTTAATGAAATCGTTAGTAGTCAGATCGGAAATTATCTGACCAATAAACAAACATGGTCAAGCATCATATATAATGTAAAAGCTTATGGTGCGAAAGGCGACGGAACAACCGATGATGCGGCGGATATACAAGAAGCGTTTAACGCAGCAGAATTAGTTGGTGGAACAGTATGGATTCCACAAGGATCAACATTTCTTATCACATCAACGTTGATAGTTGATGGAACTATACCAGTTAGAATTGAAGGGGGCGGCACTCTGAAACTTGGAGCAAACGTCCCTTTTTTACGTTTCAAAAACGCTGCTCATTCGATTCAAAACATATCATTTGTAGGTACAGGACGAACAGATGGAAGAGGCGTAATCATCGAGGGTACTGCACCTAAATCTAGTGTTCTGCGGTGTAAGTTTACGGACGTTCCTGCTTCTGCAGTTGAGGTACAGTCCGGAGCTAGTTTGAGCAGAGTGGAACAGAATTACATGCTGAATTGCGGGAATGGCTCGGCTGTCGTAAGCCCGTTTAATTGCACGATCTATATTGCAGATGCTGACGAGTGCATGGTAACAAATAATATCATGGACCTATGCAATTGGGGCGTTTATTTTAGGGGTACAACTGCTATCAGCGGATACCTTTGCTTAGGAAACAAAATCACAGCTAAGAACGGCCTTACTGGCAACCAAGGTATAAGCAATCAGCGCGGGAACAGCGGGCGTATTATCGGGAACTATGTATCGGGGTTCAACGACAACGCCATCGATATGCTAGGCGGTAGATTTATGCTTGTCGAAGGGAACTCGACAATCAATTGTAAAGATGGTGTCTTCATAGGGGATGAATCAAGCGAATCCATAACCATCAATGGGAATGTGTTCAGAAGCCCAACGAGGGGAATACGGATATACAATACCACAGCACATAATAATCAGACACTAAAGAATATCATTGTAACAAATAACACGATTGATGGCGCTACAGAGGGCGGTATCCTCGCTACTTGTACCGGCACAGGATCAACTATGAGTAGGGTTATTTTAAACAACAATACAATTGATCAAGAAGGTGTTGGGCTGTACGGTGTTAAACTGGAAGGCGGCATATGCTGCGAAATAAATAACAATACAATCAATCGTAGCCCTAGAGAGGGAATTGTTGTCCTAGCAACTGATATATGCCGCATCGATCAAAACATTGTTCAAGATGCAAGCTATGGTGCATCCAATACGTACGATGCAATTAGTGTACAAACTTCCAACCGTTCGTTGCTTAATGGTAATGTCGCATACGGTACAGCGCGTTATGCAGCTGTCATTTCAGCAGGTGGTGGACATACTTTGATTGGTACTCGTTGGCGTTCGCTGGGAACGGGTGGCGTTGACACAACGGGCGCAACGGTAACTACAAGCGATAATGCGTCTATGTAGATCGTTAGGGGGGAGGAAAATATATGCCATCATCACAACAAATACTAGACGACATCAACCTTCGTTATCGTAATAGTTTCACTACCGACGAGAAACTTGTATGGTTCAACGAGGAGCAGCAGGAGTTATTCGACGTCCTCGAACTGGACAGCTCCCCGTACACGTTCCAGACGGTGGCAGGAGAGAACTTTTATCCGTTCCCTGACCAGTTTGATACAACGAAGATAAAAACCGTAACGTATCAAATCAGTGAAAATACAGATCCGGAACCTTCATTCGTGGAGGTTCCTTTTTTACGCAACGATGACCGTCAATACGTGATTACAGCGCCTTGGTATACCATTATCAGCGACGCGATGTACCTGTACGTTCCTGACACGGTGCCTGACGATCACACAGTCTACATCTACACAGACAGCGACCCAGACCAAGTTACGTCAGCGAATCTTAGTGTTGCTCCGAATCTACCAACCAAGTACCAAGAATTGCTCAAGCTTGGCGTATTGAAACGTATCGCAATGGCTCGAAAAGACAGCATTATGGTTTCTAACTATTCGGCTGAGTATGAGCAGAAGATTGCTGACGTTTTGTGGGCAAGAAAACTAAAGGAACCGGAATTCTCGCAAGCGATAGACGGTAACTACCGCCCACAATGGAATGTAACTTATGGTGGTTGGGCGTCCATCTGGAGGAATTGATATGGCGATCTGGCAAAACTTGCCTCGTAACATGGACAAACGATCTGCAAATAACTTTACGGAGGGACTCGATACAGAAAAGAGTCCTTTTTTTATTGCCGATAATGCGATTGTAGACGGTTACGGGTGGGATTTCGACGAATATCCAGCGATTAAGGTAAGACGTGGAAGGACAACGTACGGCGCATCTGGAGCGGCGACAACAAGGCTGCTGACGAACTTCGGTAATGTCCATCTTGTGCGGGCTGTTGGAACAAAATTGCAGTATAACAGCACAGGAACAACATGGACGGACATATCTGGAACATGGACCGATACCGATTGGGATGCAACTAACTTCGATATTGGAGGACAAGCGCTCATTGTTACCAATGGGACGGACACGCCGCAGTATTGGAACGGATCGGCCTTGGCAGCATTAGCTGATATGCCAGAAGGTAAGTATGTGGCATCTGATAACAGGCGCGTGTATACTGCTGGCGTATCCGGTACAGAAGACGTTATTTACTATTGTGCGTTCCAGGATGCTACGGATTGGACTACACCTGAAAATAGCGGTGCTGTTCAATTCTACACCGACCGAGGCGGTCCAGTTACCGCGTTAAAAGCTTACGCTGGACAGATATGGGCGTTCAAGAAAGACGCTTATTGCCTCATATTCCATACTGGCGATAGTCGGATCACACACCGCCTTGTTGAAGGTTCAAACGACATTGGCTGTGCGTCATATAAAACATTGCTAGAGTGCGCGGAATACCTGTTCTGGCTTGGCGAGACAGACGTATATATCGGAGCTGGCGGCGCTGCTTCACCAATCGGAGCACCGATAAAGCGGTACATTGACAGCATCAATTCATCGGCCATTTCGAATGCATTCGCCTTTACGGACGATGACCGCTATTATCTATGTATTCCGACCGGCGCGAATACTCAGCCTGACACATGCCTTGTATACGACACACGATTCAAAAAGTGGTACCCGTACAGTGCTAATCTTCCAAGCTTACGTTTCGGAGCTCAGCTCAACAATACGGCCTACTGCGGCGATAGTAGCGGACAGACATACAAGATGAATGACGGTACGACAGATGCAGGAACGGCGATTCCTTGGCTTGTCCAATCCAAGCCATTCGATGAGGGGATGAAAGAGAGCGAGAAAGAATTATGGGAAATGCACCTACAAGGACTTTTCCCAAGTGGTACGACATTATCGGTTGAAGTGGCTCCCGATGAAATCGGATCGACGTGGTACTCGATTAGTTACGATCCGACCGGCACAGCATCGGCAACGCAGAACAAGAATATGATAGTCCCGCTAGATACGATACCTTTATGCCATTTCTACTCTTATCGCCTGAGTGGTACAGGGCCAGCAACCATTCAAGAGGTGCAGCGATATTCGAGACTTCAGACTGTCCAGTATTAGGAGGTTAACCATGCTAACGACAGAGGAAAAACAAAAGATGATAGAACACAGGATAAAAGAGTACGAGGTTCGTATATTTGATCTACAGATGAACAGAACGGCTCTAGAATCCGTTAACGATCAAGACGGTATCAAGGCAATGGACGGACGTGTAGAAGCGCTTAGAAAGGCCGTGGAGGCGGTTAGGGGGATGATGAATGGCGCTACCGACAATAACAACACTATCGCCTAAACCGGACTTTACAGAGGTCGTACAAAAGCTTAACAAGCTTATACAGGACTACAATAACACGCTGCTAAATCTCGATTCGCTTAATGTCGTATCGCTTACGGCCTCCAATATCGACACAGGCATATTAAACGCTGGCATTGTAACGATCCGTTCCGACCTGACAGCAGGAGCATACATTCAAATCGACGGTAACGGCATGGTCGTGAACAACGGAACATTCGACACGTTCACAGTCGACATTAACGGAGCTGTCACAATGACCAGCGCTACTATCCAATCAGCATCCGGATACCCGAAGGTGGTCATAGACCCGAATAATGATCTGTTCGGGGCATTCAATACGGCGAATGATTATATTGCTGTTGAAGCTGATTACGGCGGCGCTCCTTCTCTAAACTTTTTTGCGGGAGGTACTCTACAGGCACGTATGGACATGTTACTTGGATTCGAAATATTTAATAATAGCTCTACGAATCCGATGGTTATTGACGGTGGAACGATGGGGACTAGAATGGGCAATATTTTCACATTTGATGATTGGAGCAGCATTATTAATTTTGATTCAACTACAACCTTGCAAATGGAATTAGATGCGAAAGCAGCCTCTGGCGACAGCACTAGTTTATCCGGCGGCCATAACCACGGGATACCAGACGGAACTGTTCTAATGGTTGACGGTGGCGGAACAGTTACGTTCGTTGCAGTCGGGAACCATTCCCATACACAAATATAAGTGATATACTATTGCCACAATCTGTAACATAGGGGTGTGGACAATGAAAAAGTTTATTATTGGTGTTGTATTTGGTGCATTGATTGCTTCTGCATTTCCTGCATACGGCGCTGTAACGTCATTAGTAGGGCAAACAGTTGACGGACAAAAAGAGGTAAAATTGAACGGTAAGCCTGTCGGAACAGCGATTATCGTAGATAGTACAAGTTATTTGCCTGTCAGAGATACAGCAGAAGCAATCGGAGCACAGGTTGAGCCAAGTTCGGGAGTGATTAACATGACAATACCGTTAACAAATGATGCAGTAGAATCCGAATTGTACACACTTCGGAGTAAAAAATCGTTCATTGAAAAGAAAATTGTTGAATTACAGAGAATCATTAAATATCAAGAGGAAGAAGCGATACCAAAAACTGTTGAAGAAGCGAAAATTATTGATAGTCAAGCAGTTCGAACAGACGCAGAAAAGGCCAACGCTCATAAGAGAGTTGACGATCTAAACAAATCGCTTGCGAACAACAAGCAAAAACTTGCCGACTACCAAACCCAACTCGACGCGATCAACGCACGAATTGCGGAGTTAGAAGCACAATAACCTTGCGCGTCTAAAATACGCGGTGTATGATTAGAATAGAAATAAGGGAGGTCGCTAGCCTCCCTCAGATAACGATGGTATGAGCCACGGCGCGCGCATATCAGATGATCAGCGAACCCACCGAAGGCGGTCAACCTTTAGCGGTGGGTTTTCGCTTGTAACGTCGCTTAATCCATCGGTACAGCTTGCGTCCGCTGAACCAAAGGCTCAACAACGTAGCGAATACTTTCAAGAACAAGTAGATCGCACCAAGCGTGGTCATGGCTATCACCTCCTTTACAGAAGGCTGCGCCGTGACCACCACCTCGTTATCAAATCTATTGTATCACGGCATGCGTCGCTTGTGCACTTCGTATACTACTAGATTAATCAAGTAACCGCGTACGCCTAATGCCATATTATGATAATCGCCAAGGAAGTAATAAAGCACGATCAAATAGATATTTGCGTACATGAAACCGATGTTCAGACAGAAGAACATTTGTAATAGTCGCATTGGATCCATTATCATCACCTATACCAATTATATCCTAAAGCAGAGCCTACCAGAAATGGGGGCTTTTTTTATTCCCTAGAGAGGGTGATAACATGGCTACAAACTTATGGTCGCAAACACAGCAAAAATATGCACAGCAAGCCACGCCAGGTGTATCAACGTCCGCAGTCAACACGCCATCGTCTACAGGGGCGTATACAACGAACGTAAACACGGCGCTAAAGGGAAAGGGCGTAAGGCCTGAACATATCGGCTACAACGCTAATACAAACGCCTACAGCGTCAATGGTAAACCGTTCATGCGGGCTAACAAGAACTACGGCGGTGCAGGCTATACAAGCGCTCACGACTTCGCTCAGGCGTGGAAATCGTATAATCAACAGCCTAATCAACAAGCACAGCCGACAACAACGGGATACAACCCATATGCAAGCAGCGCAAGCAACAATAACCCATACAATCAGCAGGTCAATGATACGATCTCGTATCTCATGAATGCGGCGCAGCATCCGCAGGCGATTGACCCGTATTCTACCGCTGAGTATGCCGCCGCAAATGCACAAGCGCAGAGAGCAGCAGGACAGAACATACGAGCCGCGCAAGAAGCATACGGCTCCGCTGGATTCGGGCGCTCATACGGCCTTGGAGAGCGCGTAAACGGCATTCAGAACGACGCTACGAATTATCTCATGACACAGGTTGTTCCTAACATTATTGCCGCTAAACAGGCCGAACAGCAGAACCAATTCAATAACTCAATTTCGGCGCTGAATCAATTGATTGGGCAACAATCAAGAGCAGACCAACAGGTTCAGCAGGACTGGACGAACAACTACAACAAGGGCCAATTGCTCGGTTCGTTCACGGACCCAGCGGCAATGGCACTTTATAACAGTGTCACTGGTGCGAAACGCACATATGCTGACGCGGCAACTCGCGGTGATCGTGCGGCGATGGATTCGGCAAGAGCACAAGCAGACGCGGCCCGCGTACAACTTCAAAACATGGGATACGATACGAGCGGTTATGGTGCTAACAAGACGCTGGAAACTGCATTACAAGGCGGTGCTCCTAGCATCCGAACGCTTGGCGGTCAGTCGCAGGACTTGGCGAACAAACAGGCGAATTTGAACGCTGCTGAATCGTACATGAATCAATCCGGATTACTTCTCCATCCGCAGGAAGATTGGAGTGGATTGCCACGTCAAATTGCTGCTGGCGGTGAGGGACAGACGATGGAAGGTCAACAGGTAACGAGCGGACTTGTAACAGAACAGCAGCAACGTGATCTTGCGACGCGCTCAGCAGCACTGCAAGAATGGCAGACAACGGGTCACGCAACGCCTGCCGTATCGCAGATTCTTGGCGTACCGGAGGGCACACTGACAAATGACGCGGCATATCGTAAAGCCGCCCAAGACTTGGATTCTGACATGTTTAAGTATCAGCAAATGCAGGACAAAGCGGCAGCGCAGAACAAGCAAGCAAAGACGATGTCTCCCGTTGATGCAGGTAATCTGATTTCCAGTTCATTAAGCAGCATTGTAGACCAGATCAAGCAAGCGCAAAAAGAGGGACAAGATACAAAACCGCTTGAAGATCAGCTAAGCAAAGCTAAAGAGGATGCGTTTGTACAGTTGTACAACGATTACGGAATTAGCGGGAAAGACATGGTTTCAGCACTCACGAAAGCAGGCTACACAATGGAAGAAATCAACAAACTCAAAAGCGATCCGGACTATGCACCGGTTTTTCAGTAGCCAGCGCGTCCAATAATGGGGGCGCTGGCTACTCCAATTATTACAAAGCTGCATCGGATGCGAAGGGTAATCCGAGCGGGTATACGACTGCTCAAAACGGTGTGACGAAGGCGCTGCAGTCGCTTAATTTGCCTGCTGATTGGTCGCAACCATTGCTCGAACTGATTGCTAGGGAATCGTCGTTCAACGCGAATGCGGCTAATCCCAAGTCGTCTGCGAAAGGGCTATTCCAGTTTCTCGATTCGACACGCCAGAACTACGGCGGTAAGAATGTAAACTGGAACGATCCGTATCAACAAATACTGGCGGGGATCAAGTACGTAAAAGATCGATACGGAACGCCAGCGGATGCACTGACATTCTGGGATAAGAACGGCTACTATTAGGAGGTGACAGCATGGCAACGAAAACAAAGCTAAAGAATAAATCGGTGCTGAGTGCTCCCACGCCAACCTATACGAAGATCGATCCGACACTAAACAGAACGTACGCGCCGCCAACGCCGCAACGTCAATCGAATATCGTCGTGACTCAGCAGGATTTAATGCCCGTTCAGACACAACCACAAGCACGCCAGCCGATTAAATCGAAAGGCGTGCTTTCTGCTTCTTCTCAGCCAAAAGTTGAGCAAGAGATTCCATCGTATATGCAAAGTCAAAATCCATTTCTGATGAACAGGCTCACGCCTAACGTAGAATTTCATGAACCGGTTTCATTCGCACAACCACAACCAGCGATGACTAAACCTGTTCAGACTATGCCTTCACCGCAAGAAATCGCTGATGCGACCAAAAATAGGTTGTTCCCGCAACGTACACACCAAACAACAGGATACGTTGCCCCGACCAAAGAAGCGGCAGAACAATTTATCAAGGCTGGTGCAACGCCTGAAATGTCGCTACAAGCACGTAAAGAACAATGGTTTAATGAACAGAAAAAGAAAAGACAGCGTGCCACTATTGGGAAAGACCCTAACAGCCTAGTCGCGGTTACAAATAAATACGGAGAAATACTGCCGCAAGCTATTAATGCATTAGAATTAGCTATTCCTGGTGTGGCTGAATTTGAGCGCGGAGCCAATGAAATGATGGGATTTGACACTCACAACCTTCCGCCTGGTTCAAATGGAATTGGTGGTAAGATTGCAAAGGGAATCGGATCAATTGCCGCCGGTTCGATTAACCCTGCTGCGCTTGAACAAAGCCTTATTACAACGCCATATAAAGCCGCTGGAGCGTTGATGGGAACAAAGGCCGCACAATCCGTTTTAGGTAAAATCGAATCGCTCAATCCGATGTTGGCCAACTATGGCATACATGCTACCCCACAAGTTATTAACCGTGCCGCTACAGGTGCTTTAGCTGGAGCAGGAACAGGCGCTTTGATGCCACTCCTGCAAGGTGATCCTAGCGCTAAGGACATAGCGAAAAGCGCAGCTATTGGCGGCGCTCTCGGCGGTGTTGCGGATGTTGTCATGCCAGCACTCGGAAATCTTGCTAAGACTGCCATATCAAAGCTTCGTTCTAAGAATATTCCTGAAGAAGCAATCGCACGTATTACACAACTACCAGAGAATGAAATTGTGCGAATATCGGAGCTTTCACCTGATGAAATCAATGCCGTTCTGCGAGACGCCAATATTCCCGAAACGCCTGTAATTACACGCAATCAACCAGAGTTCCAACCGGAAACGTATCTACCAGAAGAACGGTTAGGTAGATTTAGCGAATCGACAACTCCAGCTCCTGCACCAACAAGAGAACCGTTCCCTGTAAGCGCTAGGATCAAATCTAAAGGCGTATTAGGAGAACCGCCAATCATTCAACGTGGAGAGCGTCCAGCAGTACCAGAGGGTGAGCGTAGGCTATACAGTAACTATGAGAATACGGAATTAAGTCCTGAACTTCGTCGAGAATTAAGCATGTCCGAGCGTAGAGGATACCGTCAGATTAGCAACCCAGAATCGTTAGGCAAGGCTAATAGAATGATCGATGAACAAGGATTAGACGAGGCAATCAGTTATACGCGCTCAGGTGAAGGCGTAGATGCTGACCAAGCTGCAACAGCAATCGTTGCTATAAACCGTCTTCAACAGCAAGGTAGAAATAAAGAAGCAGCTAGACTGATCGACGAGTTAGCGGAGAAGGCAACAAAAGCAGGCCAATTCAATCAAGCATTATCCATGATTCAACGTCTATCGCCAGAAGGACAATTGCTACGAATCAAACGTATCGTTAAGGATATTAACAAAAAGCTTCCTACAAATAAGCAGATTAAGCTAACAACTGAGCAAGAAGAAAATATTTTAGAAGTAGCTAAGACTGCTAAAACGGCTGGATTAAGCCAAGATACCGCGAATGAGGTTCTGGCTATTAGCGAAAAATCGTTACGTGGAGAGCTATTAACGGCAGAAGAACAGGGAATTCTTCGTAACTTCCAGGATGATTTGCAGGCATTCCTTGATAATAAACAGCCTGATTTATCGCCATCCCGTCCAATCGACACTAGCACGCCAGCAGGACGCCGTAAACGTGATGCTATTGTCGATTGGGTAACGAAACATGAACAGTCTGCACAAGCAAGGATGAATGCTAGACGTAATACATTATCGGCTAACCCATTCGATGTATATGTAGATATGGGAATTATTGCAGCTTCTAAGATGTTACGTAAATCAGTTAAATTCGCTGATTTTTCGTCTGAAATGATACAAGAGTTTGGCGATTCCGTTAAACCATATTTAAAACGTGCATTTGATCAAGGTAAACGTATTATGAATCGTAATATTACGATAACGACTGAACGTGCAGCAGAAGGTGTAGCAGCAATTAGTAAGGAAGCTAGAAAGCAAACAGTCGAAGAAATGGTGTATAATACGCAACGTTCTATCGAAAAAATGAAGCGTGGAGAAATCGACAATGATGATATCGAAGCTTTGCATAATGCTGCAAACAATCTTAATGCGATATTGAAAAATCCAAAGGCGACAACAGAAGAGAAACAATTGGCACAATTGTCATCTCAAATCGCACGTAAGATGAAACAAGCAGAAGATGTAACGAAACCCAAAACACCGGAGTCTGTTAAAGAAATGCAGAAATTGCTTCGAAAGATAACGGGTATTAAGGACGAAACGAAGAAAATAGACCCGCAAACGGGTGAACCTATCGACTACAAGCATATTGATGAACTAGCTTATAAAATATTCGATAGAGCGGTTCCTGGTACAGCTGAGAAGATGGCACAAAAATTTCTTCGTTCCACACCATCATTGAGTCAGGCGGAAGTGAAAAAGATTCGTGATCTTGCGCAATCGGTTAGTCGATTAAAAGGTGCAGAGAAAGCAGAAGCGGATTTAGAACTGCAAAAAATTATTAATGGGTTCGAACAGTCTGATTGGCTAGATCGCGCTAATGCGCTGCGTTATATCGGAATGTTGCTCAATACTGGTACCCAATTAGTCAATGCATTGTCTGGTCCGCTTATGGCGTCTACGTATAGAATCGGACAGTTAGCGGCTACGATGGCTGATGTGATGATGGCAGGAGTTCTTAAACAGCCAAGGAGAATGACAGCCTATCAATCTAATCCATTAACATGGATGGGACAATACTTCAAAAACCTTAGATTCGGTGTACGAGCAAGCTGGCAGGGCGTTAATCCAGCAGGACTGACGGGCCCACGCGATGTAGGCGGTCTTGTATTCAAAGGTAAAAACATTGCATCTATTGTTCCTCACTACCTTGAACGTTCTCTAAGTGCCGTTGCAAAAGGTGCAGACTATGCCACTTATAAGACTGTGTATGATAGAGAATTGTTAAGACGAGGATTTATTAATGCGAAGAACCAAGGAATACAAGGAACGGCTAATCAGAAAAGGTTCGCTGAAAACTTTGCAGCTAATCCAGATCAAGCAGCAATGGAATATGCGGATGATCAAGCAAGACGGGTTACATTCCAACGGAATAAGAGTACAGGTGCTAAGCTTGCGAATGCAATCCATACGCTTCCGGCAATTGCAAAAGCTCCAATTCAAACCGTTGCGCCATTCGTTAAGACACCTATTAACATTGCAAGTACAGCCGTTGACTTGACTCCTGTTGGTTTGCTTAGAGGATTATTCGAACTATCGTTCGTCAAAGATGAAGCTGTTAAAGCAAATGCATTGAGCCGCATGGGATTAAGCTTAATTGGCGGTGGCGGGCTATCTGCAATCGGGTACGAACTTTCTAGAGCTGGGATTCTCACGGGTTCTAACGAGAGTGGTTTTAAAGATGTAGATAAGATCAGGGAACAAGCCGGACGGGGAAAATATCTACTAAATACATCTGCTCTCATGCGATATATTGGGGCATTGTTTAACGGAGAAGACCCGTATAAAGCCGCAGCATTCCAAAAAGGCGATGTTCAGATGAACTACAACAAGTTCCAGCCACTTGCTTTCCCTATGGCTATAGGTGTTGGCTTAGAACAGCGTAGGAGCGAAGGATTAGGTTCAATGCTCAAAGGTGCAGGAACAGAAGCAGCTGGATCTTTACTCGGTATGTCGGCTCTTACAGGTATCCAGCAAGCCGTCCAATCGTATCAAGATAAGACATCAGGCGATAAATCAGTTGGCTTCATACAGCGTGTAGCGGAGATGTTTGCTAAATCATTTAGTCCTAGCTTCTTAGCACAAGAAGCACGCAGAGAAGACAAGACGGTACGTAAAACGGCATATGGGGAAGGATTTGTTAAAGACGTATTGGACTACTATAAATCCCGTACACCTTCATTTGGCGGACTTATTCCAGAAAAGTATACGTCTAAAGCGCTTCCTGCAGCTATGACAACACTTGGACAAGAAAAGCAGCATGCTGGCGGGTTTGTTGGTTCTTATCTCAATCCTTATCAGATGAACAAAGCGCAGTACAGCGAAGCAGCCGTAACAATAGCCAATCTCATTGACCGAACGAACGATGAAAAGCTAGCGCCTAAAACGCCTAATAAGAAGATTGAAGGAACAACAAAATCAGGTGAATACAAATCGATTGAGCTCACAGGTAAAGAATACGAGCAATATCAGCGGGACATTGGAAATGAAATCGTTTCGCAAATCAATGCTCTGCCTGCATCGATGTCAGATGCAGATAAAGCAGAGAAAATCAAGGATATTTACGAAAAAGTGAATACGAAATATCGCAATAAAAAGAAAAAAGAATATGGAATTAAGGTGAGCCAATGATCGAATACGACGAATCGGAAATGCTCCAATCAGCAGTCTCGGACAGCGTTCTAACCGCTGTTCGGGGCTTTTTTTATGATCAACCGCAGATAGCGGACAAACTGCTGTATCGCTGGCAGGACATGAACACATATAGTGACGAGCTGCAGGAAGTCATAAATATCATTACCGGTGGTAACCCGCCAGGACAACCAAAGGAGAACAGTCATGAGAAAATTTCTTGACCCAAAATTTATAACGGCAATATTCACAATGTTCGCGATAGCCGTAAACAAAAAGCTAGGATGGAACCTTGATGAAGTGGAGCTCGGCGCGTCGATTGCTGTGTCGGTCAACTTCATCTTCGCGCAACTGCTCGTTGATATTCAGAAGCAAAAGAATGGTGAAACGGTGAAGTGGAGTAAGACAAAGTTCGCCACACTCATTATAGCTTGTATAATCATTGGCTTTACGCAGTATGTCGGGATTGAACTCGACACGGAGGAAATTATGTGGATCGCAGGAGTAGCAATGGCATTCATAACAGGTAAGGGTATAAAGGACGTATGGGAGATGAAGGCGAAGCCAAAACAGGTGGAGGTGACAGACC